GCAAGACTTTGTAATCAAAGATATGAACCAGTAAGAGATAGAGTATTTAGATCTCATGCTTGGAACTGTTTACATAAAAGAGTTCAACTTGCACAAAATACTACACCTCCTGTTGTAGAATATTCTAATGCTTATGCTTTACCAGCAGACTGCTTAAGAGTTTTAAAAATTCATAACGGAGCAACAGACAGTATTGTTTCAGAATTAGATTATAAATTGGAAGGTAGAAATATTGTTACTAATGAAGGAACTGTTTATTTAATTTATATCGCAAAAATAACTGATCCAAACGAATATGATACATATCTACAAGAGAGTATCTCTCATCAACTAGCAGCAGACATAGCTTATGCAATTACAAATAATGCAACACTTGCTAATAACTACATGGAGAGAGCTGATGAAAGATTAAGAGAAGCAAGATTTATTGATGCAACAGAAAACAGTTTAGGAACAATAGAGAGTAACGAATTTACAGACGCTAGATTATAATGGTCAAATCAGCTTTTGATCCAAGACTACTAGAAAAATATTCTGAACCTAAATCTCTTCTACATTTTCAATGGGGAGATGACACCAGAGTTTATCGTTACGCTTTAGTAGAAATTATTAATGAACATGAAATTGATGCTACGTCTAAATGTAAAAAGGATGAGCAAGGTTTAACACAGCAACAAATTTATAAAAAGATATGCCAAGAACAACATTAGCTTTAACATCTTTTGTTTCAGGAGAGTTTGGTAACAAGCTTACTGGTAGAACTGATTTTGAAAAATATCAATCCGCAGCTAAAACAATGGAGAACTTTTTAGTTCATCCTCAAGGAGCTGCTACGAGAAGAGTAGGAACTCAATACATAGCTTCTGTTAAAACTGCTTCTGCTAAAACTAGATTAATTCCTTTTGAGTTCTCAACTACTCAAACTTATATTTTAGAATTTGGAAATAATTATATTAGATTTTTTAAAGACAAAGGTCAGATCTTATCTGGTGGATCTCCTTATGAAATTTCAACACCGTATTTAACGGCAGAGTTATTTGATATTAAATTTGCTCAATCTGCTGACGTGATGTACTTGGTCCATCCAAATCATGAGACTATGAAGCTTAGTCGTACAGGACACACTTCTTGGTCTTTAGATGAAGTAGAATTTACGGATGGTCCTTATTTAGCAATAAATACGACATCAACAACAATGACACCAGGAGCAACTACTGGAACAGGAATTACATTGGCAGCTTCTGCTAATACATTTGCTTCAACAGATGTTGGTAGATTAATTAATTTTACAAATGGTTATGCTAAAATAGTTTCTTTTGTAGATGCTCAAAACGTTACAATAGATATTAAAGATGATTTCGATAATACAACAGCTACTGCTGATTGGAAACTAGGAGCTTTTTCAGATACGACAGGACATCCAAGTTGTGTGAGTTTTTATGAACAAAGATTAGTATTTGCTGGAACTACATCAGAACCACAAACTGTATTTTTTTCTAAAGCTGGAGATTATGAAAACATGACTTCAGGAACTAACGCTGATGATGCAATGGTTTATACTATTGCTGCTAATCAAGTTAATGTAATTAGATATTTAAAAGCTCAAAGAACTTTAGTCATTGGAACAACTGCTGCTGAATATACAGTATCCGCTGACGGTACAGATGCTTCTATTACACCGACAAATATTACTATTAAAAAACAAAGTTCTTATGGATCTGCAAATGTGGATGCAGTTACAGCTGGTAATGCAATATTGTTTTTACAAAAGGCAAAAAGAAAGATTAGAGAACTAGCTTATAATTTTGATAGTGATAGTTATGTTGCTCCAGACTTAACAATATTAAATGATGCTGTTACAGATAGTGGTATTGTTCAAATGGAATGGCAACAAGAACCAGACAATATTTTATGGTGTGTTAGAGAAGATGGACAGTTAGCAGCGCTTACTTATCAAAGATCAGAGGCAGTAGTTAGTTGGCATAGACACATTTTAGGCGGTACTTTTGGATCAGGTAATGCTGTTGTTGAAAGTATAGCTAGTATTTCTGGAGAGATTAACGAAGATGAACTTTGGGTAATTGTAAAAAGAACTGTAAATGGTGCAACAGTTAGATATGTAGAATGTTTTTCTGATTTTGATTTTGATGAAACAGCAGCAACAGATTTTAAATTTTTAGATAGTCATCTAAGTTATTCTGGAAGTGCTACATCTTCATTATCTGGATTAGATCATCTTGAAGGACAAACTGTATCTATATTGGCTGACGGATCTGTACATGCAAATAAAGTTGTAAGTTCAGGAGCAATTTCTTTGGACCGTTCAGTTACTAAAGCGTGTGTAGGTTTATCTTACGATAGTGTTTTACAAACTATGAGAATAGAAGGTGGAGCTGCAGAAGGTACATCTCAAGGTAAAATAAAAAGAATTTCAAAAGTAGTATTAAGATTATTTGAAACAGTTGGTGTTAAAGTTGGACCAAGTTTGACTAACTTAGAGACAATACCTTTTAGAACAACATCAAGTAATTTATCTGCTCCAGTAGATACGCTTATAGAAGGCGATAAAGAAATAGAATTTGACGATGATTATAATAGTGACGGACATATATTTATAAAACAAGATCAACCACTACCAGCTAGTATTCTTGCTATATATCCAACGCTAGTTACAAACGATGGCTAACTTTACTGTTGTTCCTTACGAAATGGAACATGGAGACGAAATTATTGAATTTGGCATGAATGATAAGCTCATGGAAATTGACGCTAGTTATACGAATAATAGACTAGATATGGCAATTCCAGGTTTAGCATTTACCTTATTTTTAGATCAAACACCGATTGTGTCAGGTGGCATAGTTCCATTATGGCAAGGTGTAGCTGAAGGCTGGGCATTATCATCTAAACATATATTCGATCACAAAATAAGAGCCGCAACGTTAATCAAAAAAAGAATGGATTATCTTTGCGTTAATAACAAAATTATAAGATTACAAACTGCAGTCAAAGAACAATTCCTAACTGGTGTTAGATTTGCTGAATGGCTGGGTTTAGAAAAAGAAGGTCTAATGAAATACTACGGATTAGATCAAACTAATTATTGGAGAATGGCAAAATATTATGAGCGCACTAGGTAACATCGCAGCAGCACAATCTGCAAAAAGAATTTCAGCATACAATGCTAAAGTAACTAGAATGGAAAGAGACTTCTTAGATGCTAAAAGAGAAGTTAATATAAAATTTTATAATAATGTTACAAAACCGTTACTCTTAAAAAATCAAGAAAAAGCTAGAGCTAATTTATTTGTAAGTAGTTTAAGAACTGGTGCAGAAGTTAGAGAAGGTACTACTCCTTATGATGTAATGTTAGAGAATAATGTTAATCAAGCATTCAATGTTGTTATCGCTGATTACAATAACGAGATGGATGCTAACGATCAACTTAATCAAAGTTTAATGCTAGAAGCAAAAGCTGCTGGTCAAGAATACGCTGGAAAAATGACTGCAAGAGGTCAATACTTTGCAGCAGCTGGTTCTTTATTATCAGACGCTAACAAATTTGGATTAATATAATTATGGCTATTTTAAAAATTGATCAAGTTCAAGGTAAGATTAATACTGGAAATGTTCCAAGAACATCAGCATTAGCATTACCTTTGTCACTTGCTAATCAGCAAGCTCAAGGTTTTAAATCATTCTCAGATGGATTAGTTAATCTTTATGCAGCTCAAAGAAAAGAAGAAGATCTTAACGAAGCTCAATCTATTACAGATAGTTTATCTATAGATTTAATAAAAAGTTATAACAAACATAGCAACAATACAGATTTAGAAGTTGCTTTAGAAGGTTTTAACGAAGATGTTAATTATAAAAACTTTGAAGATTTAGGTTCTAATAAAAGAGTTAAAAAAGAAATTAGAAACTATGTAAATAAATTTCAAAGAAAATACTCTTTAGACTTATTAGGAAAAGTTACAGAAAATCATCAATCAATTACTAAAGCTAGAAAAGATCAAAAGTTATCAGAGCTTGTTAAAGAAAAAGCTGCTGGTGGAGCAAATGCAGTATTTGCTGGTAGAGAATTAAAAACTTTTTTTGAAGATCCAACTAATATTAACTATTACGGTGCAGATGCTTTAGCTAAAAAGAAAGAAGAAATAGACATTCAGGTAATTGAATTAACCTATATAAATAAAGGTCAAACTGGAGAATTTAATTTATTTGATGACGCTCAAAGAGAAGAATTAAGAAACACTTTACCTATAGAAAGCCAACAAGCGGTTATTGAAAAAGTAAGAGCTGATTGGTTATCAAAAACTTTAGCTCTTAAAGACG